AAAATGTATGCATAGTTTATTGAAAGAATATCACCTACTGCAACATCAGTCCAGTGCCAACTAATACCAATTGTATCGTCACCTGTTCCATATGGAACTTCTTCACCGTCAGAATTTTCATATTTTGAACCGTCATATGAATCTGCATCTGTCGCCCAAGATTGAATACCTGCAGTTACGTTAGTATCTGTTGTATATAATCCTAGTGCATATTTTGAAACATTTGCTTCACTAATAACTAGATTAGTTTCTGGAATACCAGAATAACCTAATACATTTTCAGTTGCGCTAGTGTCACCTGCAACTCCCTGTGAATCTGGGTCGATAAACTTTCCATAATTTACTGATGCTGCATCTGAACCAGCAGTTACAGTTGTTGTAACATCAATGTAAGATTTATTATCTTCTAGTTTAAATACATTCTGAACATTCCAAGTGGAATTATTATGACTAACATCACCACTCCATGTTATGCTACTAGTTCCATTTGAAAGTCCATCTGAATCAACAATATCAGTTGAATACACTGACCAGTTATTATTTTTATAATTTGCACCGTCTACCATAAGTGCTTGGCCATCAAATGGTGCACCTGGTGTTAGATAGTCATAATTATTATTAAATGATCCTGTGCCTGTAGGATCGAATAGTACACCGGGAGTGTTGCTATCTCCACTACCGAATGTACCAGATTCTTGATTAATACCTGTTTTTATCCATTGATTTTGCAACAAGCCATCATTGTCTGATTGCATGGAACTAGTATCAGCAATAGCAGTAGTGCACAGTAACATTGTTAATGTACTTACCATTGTTATTGTATTATATTGTGAATTCACAAACATTTATATAACCTTTCGGTATTGATTCTATCTATGATTATTTTATATCAGAGATAGAAATAAATGTCAAGTGTTTTATTCAAATAAAATATTGAATTGAGATGATTGTTGTTCTTTTGTTTTTCTTGTATTTGCTGTAGATGGATTATCAACCCAATAGATTGTATTCGGTGGTAAAAATCCATGCATAAACCAAGCGTTTCCAAATGGTGGGGAACCGCCTCCCGTAAAGTCAACACGATTATTATATACTAGTGCTGACATGCCATACTCCATAAACATTTTACCTCTTCCCGCTCCTTGAAAACTTGCAACAGGCAAGAATAATGCAAATGGTTTACCCAAATCATAACAATGTCTAATAAACTTATCTTTTATGGAGTAGGGAGGATTTGTGATTACTCCGTCATAAACATCGCTTGTAGCACAATCAAAGAAATCTCTGCCGTTACTTGGCTTAATGTTATAACCAAACTTGGTAAATCCTTCTACGATAAGACCTGACTTTCCGCTTGTTGCCTCATAGTAAGTCGCATCTTTGTCTAAGTATCTCAATAATGGTTCTACACTATCAGGCGGAGTATAACATTCATCTGATGCAGCGTTTCTGCCTAAATTTCTTACTAATTCTAAGTGTGTCTTTTTAGCCATTACAATTCTCCATTAGAATGAAAACAAATCTTCAAAAGTTTCTGATGCGTTGGCATTACGCAAGTCCCATTTTAGAACACCAATCAAGTTATCAATCTTCTTATCGATAATTGTTGTCTCCATTAAATCATGATCGAATGGAAGTTCTTGAAACCATTGTGGAATACGAGGTTCGTCAATTGGATATGCAATACTTGTCATTTTCATAGGATTGTCTCTGAGTTTACATACAATAGTTTTCATACCATCTGTAATCTCAACAGAATATCTATCACTATGCATTTCACGTAATGTATTCCAATTCAATGCAGCACTTACGTGTCCGGGAAGTCTAGGCTTTTGTAGTTTGTCTTCTGAACTACGCAACTTGAAATCTGCGTTTTGCGCACGTTTATATTTTGCAACATCCTTCTTAAACTTAGTTAAGTTGTTAACACGCTTTGGAGTACCTTTCTCCCAACCAGGCTTATCACGAAACTCTTTTTTGAATTCTTTAACCATGTTAACAATATCATTTTGGTTACCACCAGTAAGAACCGTGACAAGACATTCACTAAGAAATCTTTGCATATAATCAGGAGTATCACTTCGCTTCAAGTCAAGCCCCATCGCTTTAACTTTACCAGGCTTACCATCGATATCACGCCGAACGCCATCATCGTCATAGATAAGCATCGCATATCTTTTCTTCTTAATAAAGATAGCCATAGTTGCCAAGTTTTCACGACCAGCAGCAATGATTTCACCTTGATTGCGAGGACAATTAAAGAACTCTTTCATGAAATCTGGAAAACTAGCATTAACTTGATTAGCAATTTCATCATACATCGTAAGAGCAATTTCTTTATTCCATTCGATATCTCCATTATCAATCTCTTTTTGATATGATGGATACATTGAATAGTAGATAGAGTCAGTATCGCCATAAATTACAGACTTGCCTTTATAATCATACGTGCCGTCAATAACTTCATTAGTTTTTGCACCCATATGTCTTGTGATACAACGACCAGATAGTGTGGTTGATTGTCCGATACGTTTGTCATAAAATCGACAACCTTGATTTAGAATCGCACCATACAAACTATTCAAGTTAATCTTTTTAACTAATTGTCGTTTGTCCCAGAACGCAATCTCTTCATCCGTGCCACCGTTTTCTCTAACTTCACGCATATTTTTTTGAAGAACTTTACGTTCAGCATACCAACGTTCTAATAGACTGGGAATAATACCTTGAACATCTTGTTTAAAAACTGTGCCATTAGCACTTATAGCCCATGGAAGACCTGAGTTATATACTAAATCGAATGCTTCCGCACCTGATACTTCGTGTACATCACCATTCTCCATATCTAAGTTCATAATATTTGCTTTATCTTTTTCATTGAAAAAGCGAAACTCTTCGGTTGAAAATGTATCCTCCCAAGCCTGCGCAGCACCAAAGCCTTTGTTCTTACTACCACGTCCAGCCCTGATACGATTTTGTATCATTTCTTCTGTGTAATCTTGTCTGAGTTGTGCTGTAATAGTTTCAGGTGACATATTCAATGCACGAATAATACTAGGATATAGTGAATTAATATCAATACCTGCAACCCATTTTTGTATACCAGTTTGTGGATTCGCAACAAATGCACCTGCTGCTTTTTGTGCTTCTGCAGCCGCTTCTTCCTCTAGTGTTGGTTCGTAATCTTCATCTTCGACATCCCAACTACGTTTCTTTCTGTCAGGGACAACCATGCCTCGTCTGTGCGCTTCATTAATAATTGCTTGTTCAGTAACAGCAACGGCGCCCATTGTAGTCTGAATATTAACAGTATTATCGTGTGCAATTTCATTTGCCAGATCGATAAATCGAAGTTTTTTGTCCAGATTATCAAGTAATGCAACATCTTGCCTATTGTATTCTATAAACTTATAAAAATCTTGATTATATAGTTGGTCCAGTGTACCTTCATACGCAATTTTACGTTCATTAAGTTCATATTCACCAATAGCATCAAGTGAGTATGAATGCATTTCATGATATGTATACTTACGATACAATTCTAGATAATCTAGATGAATGCGTCCACTCAATACATAACTAATTTGTTCTTTGCCATATTTAATAATAGTCTTTGCTTTTGGAAGAAGATCCCATAAGCATAATTTACGAGTATGCGATTTACTTAAAACCCTAACAATACGATTTACTGTATATGGAATATCAAAGCCTTCGCTATTCCATCCGCTAAGAACATCAGCATCTTCTATCAATGTTAAGAAGTCGTTTAGCATATCTGCTTCGCTTAGATACAGAAATGTATCTGGAAATTTATCACATAAACGCTGTGCTTCTATTAGACCTTCGCCATCCCTCATATGATCTGGTGGCATAACAAACGTCACAAGTTGGTTTGTCCATTGCAAATGTACAGTAATTGCAGTGATTGGCATGAATGGATCTTCAGGCGGCGCAAATCCTTTAGTAGCATCGAAATCAACCTCAATGTCGAAAAACGCTACATTCAATTTTGGTGAATCTAAGTTTAAATAATTTTCAGCAAGACATCTAACCTCTGGTTTAATGTCACTTTCATATATCTTTTTATCACTACAAAGTCGCAATTCCTTATGCATATCTTTGAGTCTCTTAACCTTCACCTGGCGAACTTTCTCTCCATGAATGCTAGTATGTGACCCCCTATCGTCACGCACATAGAATGTACGCCACGCAGGAAAATCTTGGTAGATACGCTTGCCGTCTTTGCGTTCAACAACATTTACAATATCTTTGTCTTTGTTGTAGTATGCATCTACATAACTCATTTATAGTGTGCGTCCCACAGTTTCAAGTACGGTTTCTACATCTTCAAAGTCTTGCTTTGCGCCCTGTAGATTTGCTTTGTGTGCTAGTGAAATGGCTTTATTAAGTACTGCCGGTTTGATATCAAGTTCTTCAGCAATCGCCTTAACTGTATCACGTAACCCACCTTTAAGGTCGTCTACTTCCTGCAGAACAGAACATCCTTCGTCTACTAATTGCTTTAGTTTTGCTTTTTCTTCGCTTGTTACTGAATCTAGTGACATATAATAATCTCCTAATTAGATATAAAAAATGGAGCTCTATCAAGAACTCCATTTAATATAGCATAGTATTGTTAAACTGTCAATAGACTATTTTATTTTTTATTTACTTTATCAATTGCAGATTTCATTATATTATCTGCTTTTTCTTCTATTGATTCGAGGTGTCTTCCAGTTGCACTTTTGTAAGTTGTGTCTTTATATGCATTGCCTACACCCTGAGCAAATGCTTGCACGCCACGCGCAATAGGAAGTGCTTTTCTTGCTACGTTAGCAACGCCTCCTGCTTTTGATACTGCACCTGCAGCCGCTCTAGCCGCTCCACCTAGCATTCCAAGGAATGGAACGAATTCATTTAGTTTGCCTTCTTTCAGCATTTTCATTGAAAGATTTGCCACTTTCATCATGCCGTCTTTTGTTTTCATTAGGTTGTCTAGTTTTTCTTTATTTGCATCATTTACGTTATCATATACTGATTTAAT